CCTTGAAACTGGTGCTGTATTTGCTCCATACATTCCGTTAATTATGACTCCTTTAGTTTATGATCCAACATCATTCACACCAAGAAAAGGAATTATGACTAGATATGCTAAGAAAATGGTAAGACCAGATTTCTATGGTAAAGTATATATTTCTGACTTGAACGATATGTAAGAGTTAGTTTATAACTAAACTTAAAGAGAGCCGCATTAGCGGCTCTTTTTTTATATTTATTTGTGTAAACAATAATTGGTCGATATTGTTAAATAATATCAAAACGGGGAAAATTGCCTCTATGGGTTGACCACTATAGTTGTATCCTTATAATCTCATAAAAAATAAAAAAATGGGACAACAAACAAGATCGTTTTTAAAAAACGAAAACAGAAATTTTGACAACATACTAGACAGTATGTTAAATCTAGCAGATTCGTCTGCACAAACAGTAACTTCAGCAGTAACAGTTAATAATTCACTTACAGCAACTCACATGGACTCAAATTACATGAGATTTGTAACGGGAGATTATGATGGATTAGCAATTTCAACTAAAACTGACGCAAATTGCGATTCAGGATTTACATTTGCTGCAAATACATTAACTGAATGTGCAGCAGTAGGAGACGCAACAAATGCATTTGTATTACCATCAGCAACATTAGGAACATTAGTTGTAATGAGAATTACAGCTCAGTATGATGGAGGGAATAATGCAACATTTACTACAGCAGCAGGTGATTTCTATGCAGCTCAAACATTGAATTTTATTACACAAAATGCTGGTGATGGTATCAGAGTAGCTCCTAGAGTAATCGGAGCATCTCCTGTGGCTACACAAACACTAGGTAAAATTTCAACATTTGCAGCTACTCACAACACACTTACTTTATCTACAACAGCAACTAACAACCAAACTAACGTAGGTGCAGAATTATCTTTCTATTGTGCAACAGCAGGATTTTGGAGAATTGCTTTCTTAGGAAGTGAATTAGGAACAGGTGTAATGAATGCAACATTTGCAGGATCTGCAGTTTAATAACTAACCTTATTTAAACATTAAAGAGGACCGCATTAGCGGTCCTTTTTTTTATATGTATAATCAAACGTTATATTAATGGCTAAGCAAAACACAGACAAAAAGCCCCCAAAAGGCTCGGTTAGATTTTCACTTTCTCTTTCAGAAGAACAAAAAGCAGCAAAACAAGCAATTTTACACCATCCATATAATTTTATTGTAGGAAAAGCAGGTAGTGGTAAAACATTATTAGCTTGTCAAGTTGCGTTAGACATGTTTTTCAAAAAACAGATAAATAAAATTATAATCACAAGACCAACAGTGTCAACAGAAGACAATGGATTTTTACCTGGTTCAGAAAAAGAAAAAATGGAACCATGGATTGTTCCTATTAAATCTAATATGCGTAAAATTTACAATAAACCTCTTATTTTAGAAAAAATGGAAAAAGAGGAATCAATTGAATTAGTATCATTAGCTCATTTTAGAGGTAGAACATTTGAAAACTCTATAGTAATAGTTGATGAATTTCAAAATTTAACTCGTTCACAATTCAGAATGGCATTAGGTAGACTAGGGAAAGGATCAACAATGATATTTTGTGGTGATAATCAACAAATAGATCTTAAAGATAAAAATTATTCAGCAATTCATGATTTACCTAAAATAGATAATTCTCAATATGTTTATAAACGAGTATTAGAAGATAACCATCGTCATGTAGCAATAGATGAAGTATTTGAATTACTAAACGGAATGTAACCTCTTCTATAACTGTTTCATATTTATACGTGAATAACCTAATTTAATTAAAATGGCAAACATTCCTATATGGCCCGGTTCATCATCATTCACAGCAGGTGATACTCCTTTTTCGTTTTATGATGCTGATACAGAATTTCAAGCAGATGCTCCTAAATTAGCAGATTGGTGTGCACAAAGATTAGGGTATCCTTTAGTAGACATTGAATTACAAGCAATAAACTTTTTTTCATGTTTTGAAGAAGCTGTTAATGAATATGGTGCTCAATTATATAATTTTCAAATTATAAATAATTTCCAATCTTTAGAAGGAAACACAACAGGTTCTAATTTTAATAATCAATTAATAACACCTAATTTAGGAGGAGTAGTAAATGTATCTGAACAATATGGAAACGAAGTTGATGGGGGTGGAGGAGATTATGAATTACAAAAAGGAACATTAGCTGTAACTCAAAGTCAACAAACATATGATTTATTATCAAATGTTTCTTCATCTATAAGTGGTTCAGAAGCAGTTTATATAAAAAGAATATATCATTATGCACCTTCAGCTATAAATAGATATTTTGACCCTTACGCAGGTACAGGTACAGGAATACAATCATTAATGCAAACATTTGGATTTGGTAATTATTCACCAGGTGTAAATTTTATGTTAATGCCTATATATTTTGATGTATTAAAATTACAAGCAATTGAATTAAACGATACTATTAGAAAATCAGGATATCATTTTAATATAGAAAATAATAGATATTTAAAATTATTCCCTATACCAACTAGAGATTATACACTACATTTTGAATATGTTTTAAAATCAACGGCAAATAATCCTGTTAAAAATCCTGCTAATAATTTAATAACAGATATATCAAATGCACCTTATACTACCCCAACATATGCTTTTATTAACCAACCAGGAAGACAATGGATTAGAAGATATGCTTTAGCTTTAGCTAAAGAAATGTTAGGAAGTATAAGAGGTAAATATCAAACAATTCCTATTCCTGGAGATGACACAACTTTAGATTATGCTCGTTTATTAAGTGAAGCAGTTGCTGAAAAAGCAGATTTAATAGCAGAATTAAAAGAATTATTAGAATCAACAACAAGATTAAAACAACTTGAAAGAAAAAATCAAGAAGCACAACAAACACAAGAAACTTTTTATAAAGTACCTTACCATATTTATATAGGATAATGATAAAATTAAAAAATATATTAAATGAAGTACTAAATGAATTTATAGTACAAGCTTATATGCTAACAGATCCTGATTATAACATTACAGAAGTACTAGAACAAATTAGAGCTATAAGAAAAATTACAATTGTAAGAAATATTACACCTCCTGAATATACTCAAAAGAAAAATTTTGAATATACTTTAGTTACAATTAAATTTATATCAAGGGGAAATCCTAAACAAGATTTAGAAAAAATAAAACAAGACATATTAACATCAGATAGATCCGCAACAGATTTAAGAGTACCAGGTGTTAAATCATTTAAATTTAAACCAGAAACTTTACAAAGACTATAATGGCATTATTTGGAAAAAGTAGAGATATAAATTTGTTTCATACTATAAACAGTGAACTTTTAAAAGACATTATCCAAACAGAAATAGCTTATTATAAGTTTGCTTTAGAACAAACAAAAGTTAATGTTTATGGTGAAGCACCAGGTAAAAATTATTTTGAACCTTTAAAAATAGCATGTTTAATTGATAAACAAGATCAATCATGGTCTTCAGATAATTTTGGATCTGATGTAAATCAATCTATTGGTTTTAAGTTTTTAAAAAATGAACTTAAATCAATAAATTTAATACCTGAAGTAGGAGATTTATTACTTTTTAAAAATAATTTTTATGAAGTAGATAGTAAAGTTGAAAATCAATTTTTTATGGGAAGAGACCCAGATTATGCTATATCAACAGAAACAACAGATCATGGTGATAGTTTTTCAATTTTAGTTAATACTCATATTTCAAGAGTAGAAAAATTAAATTTAATACCTTTAAGAGAAGGAAAGTACCCAACAACTACTAAAGTAGATGGTGGAACAGCAAATTTAAGAGGATAAAATGGCAGATAATAAACAAATAGATCCAAGAAGACCAATTCCTGCAAGTGGGTATGATCGTTTACGTGATAATATATCTGCAAATGTTCAAGTACCAGGTGTTACACCTCCAGAAACAAGACCTAATTTAAATAGAGGTAGAATAACAACACGTAAAGATGACACAGTACAAGATGTTTCAATTGGATTACAAGACCATGATGAGGCAATAATGTATTATTTTAATGAAGTTATTAAACCATCTGTTATAATAAATGGTAATAGAACAAATGTACCTATAATATATGGTGCTCCTGAAAGATGGAAATCAGTTCAAAAAGATGGATATTTTAGAGATAAAGAAGGAAAACTTCAAGTACCTCTTATTATGTTTAAAAGAGATAGTGTTGAAAAACGAAGAGATTTAGGTAATAAATTAGATGGAAATAATCCTCAATTACATTATACATTCCAAGAAAAATATACAAAAAGAAACCAATATGATAATTTCTCAGTATTACAAAATAGAACACCACAAAAAGAATTTCACGCAGTAGTTGTTCCTGACTTTGTAAGATTAAATTACACATGTACAATTTGGTGTGATTATATAGCTCAAATGAATAAATTAATTGAAATGATTAATTTTACATCAGATTCATACTGGGGTGATGCTGAAAAATTTAAATTCAATGCAAAAATAGATACATTTAGTAACACTACAGAAGTACAACAAGGAGATAATAGAATTGTTAAGTCTGATTTTGGTTTAGTACTTCAAGGATATTTGGTACCAGATAGTATAAATAAAGAATTAGCTAAAAAACCACAAAAATTCTACAGTAAATCAACAGTAGTATTTAATACTGAATTAGAAATTATCCCTTCATTAAATCCTAAAACAAGAGATCAAGTTAGAGGAAAATCTGCAGATCTAAATTCATCAAATATAGCTGAAGCTAATGAGGCAGCTACTTATGGATCACTTAACATAGTACAAAACACACAACAAGCGGGTACAGGAATAGGATACCAACAAATTGGAAACGATAACACAATAACATAATGGCAAAACAAAATAGAACAACATTAAAAGAATACTTTGAAACAGGAGATATACCTTCACAAGCACAATATGCTGATTTAATAGATAGTAAATTAAATTTATCAGAAACAGGAACCCAAACAGTTGCAGGAAACATTACAGTTGCAGGAACTATAAGTTCAAGCGGTGATGTAATATCTAAAGATTTGTATATTGATCAATACATTAAACATACTGGTGATACTCACACTCATATTAATTTTACAGATGATAGAATTAGATTTGATGTAGGTGGTATATCATATCTCGACTTAAACGATAATACTTCCGCCCCACACGATATTACATTCAATGATGGAGGTAATAATGTAGATTTCACAATAAAAGGTAATACTGGTAATAATCCTTTATTTAAAACCGATGCTTCTAAGAACAAAATAGGAATGCATGGTGTTGGCACACCAACAGCTGATTTACATCTTGGTGGGGACCTAAAAACAAATTCACATATAACAGCTTCAGGTAATATAAGCGCAAGTGGAGATTTATATATAAATGATGTTTTTGTAAAAGAAGGGTCTAAAATATATTTTGATGGTACAGATACAACACCTAACACTTTCATTCACAAAAGTGGAACCTCATTAGATTTTAAGGTTAATAATAGTCAAAGATTAATTTTAATGAATGCTGAAACTGTATTTAATAATGTTAATGTAAGAATTGGAGCAGAAAGTAATCCTAAGGACTTGCATGTAACTGGAAATTTACTAATATCTGGTTCACAAGTAGATTTTACAAATTTACCTACCTCAGATCCTAATGTAGCTGGTAGATTATATAATGATGGAGGTTTTTTAAAAATATCTGCAGGATAAATTACATTTATTTTTTTTATTTTATATTTATTACTAGAAAGATATCTAAACATTTTAAGTTAGAAGGATAGGCATTTTAATTTAATTAGGTATCTTGTAACAAATAAACTTATAGTTTGTGGCCGGTAAAATAATTAATAAATTTAAGGAACCCAAATACGCGGAGTTCTCAAGAAAGGATCTTGTAATAGATATCAAAAATGGTATACTTTATTACAAATCAAACCTTGGTGTCCATAGAATATCTAGTGGGCTAGCAACAGACACTTTTGGAAGTGGTGACATTACTAATGTTACTAATTTTAATGTTGGTATCCCTGACACATTTAAATTAGATGGTATAAGGGTAGGTGATAGTTCTATCACTGGAACTTTAACAATCACTGGGGATAGTATAATTACTGGAGACACTACTATAGGAGGTGACACTACTATAGGAGGTGATACTACTATAGGAGGTGATACTACAATAACA